CAGTATTGGCTACTTGGTTTGTAGCAACACAACAAAAACCACAGCAAATGGTATTTTAGAAGGAGAACACATGGGATTTGTAGATAAATTCGTAGAAAGATTAGGTTACGCAGTTGAAGTAACTGAACCATTTGTTCCAACCACGCAAAACCGTGCCATGACTGCACCTGCAAGAGAATCAATTGTTGTAAATGAATCAACAGCCCTTGCACTTGTTCCAGTCAGCAGAGCAATTTCCGTTTTGGAAACAGCAATCATGAATATCCCTGTAGAAGTCTACAGAGGTAATGAACAGATTACTACACCTGCTTGGCTTGAGTATCCAGATATTGAGAATAATGTTTCTCAATCTGAATGGCTTGGAACAACACTTTATAACATGGCGGTATTTGGAAATGCCTATTGGTTAGTACGGCGTGGTAACAGAGGCATTGTAAATATTACAAATATTCATCCAACAGATATTTCTGTATTGACGGATGAAAGAGGAATTGTTTATTACACAGTTGGAGGAAATACATATTCCACAAGAGATATTGTTCATCTCAAATTGTGGAAATCACCTTCAACATCTAAATTAATTGGCGAAGGTCCAATTCAAAGACATAAATCAGTATTGCGTTCAGCATTAGATTTACACAACTACGCTGATAACTGGTTTAGAACTGCTGCAGTACCAACTGGAGCATTAACAACTACAGAATTTCTCTCTGAGGATGTAGCAAAGTCCAATAAAGAGGCTTTCATTGCATCTCAGCAAGAGAGAAGTGTTGCTGTCCTATCTTCAGGATTAAAATATGAATCTATCTCATTAAATCCTGAGCAGGCACAGTTCTTAGAAAATCAAAAGTTCATCAATCGTCAAATCGCTTTGATGTTTGGTGTACCGCCAATGTATTTGTCCATGGCTATTGAAGGCCAGGGTATGACATATATTAATGGTAACGAAGATAGAGCAAGATTGTATGATGATGGCTTACAGCAATATATTGTAAGAATTCAGCAAGCAATCACAGACTTGCTTCCAAGAGGACAGAAGGCTGAGTTTAATTTAACTGAGTTCCTTCGTCCAAACCAGAATGCAAGATTTAACGCCTATGCAACAGGTCTTTCAAGTGGCTTCCTAACAGTTGACGAAGTTCGTGAAATGGAAGGCATGACACCGCTTGACGAGCAACCCGCTCCAACAGCCGAAGAACCTATAGCATAGAATGGAGTAATGGAAATGGATAATTTAATCACACGCTCGTTTGAAATACGAGCAACAGATACTGAGAAGCGTGAAGTTTCTGGTATTGCTGTTCCATTCAACGAAACAATTGACATTGGTGGAGGTTGGTCTGAGCGTTTTGAGAAAGGCGCTGTTGATTTAACTGCTGATGTTAAGTTGTTCCGTGATCATAACGAAATCATTGGCAAAGTAACAGAAATGGCAGAGTCTGATGAAGGCTTGCTCATTAAGGCTAAGATTTCAAGTACAACTCTTGGTGATGAAACACTTGAACTTGTAAAGGATGGAGCAATCCGTTCTTTCTCTGTTGGTTTCATTCCAGTAGTTGATGAAAAGAAAGAAAAAACAATTGTTCGTAAGAAGGTTGACCTCAAGGAAGTATCTTTGGTGGCATTTCCTGCTTACGAAAGTGCTGCGGTACTCGCAGTTAGAGAAGAAGTCAAGGAGGAAATAATGACTGAAAATACAAATTATGATGCAGCAATTGCTGAAGTTCGTAATCACGCAGAAGAGTTAGAGCGTAGACTTGATGTACTCGCTACTGCCCCAGCAGCAACAACTTCTGATATTAAGTTCCGTTCATTCGGAGAATGGGTAAAGGGAGTCGCATCAAACAATGATGACGCTCTTGCTTTACACCGTACATTCACAGGTGCAGATTTAGGCGATTCAATAACAAAGAACGCTTGGGTATCTGACACTGTTCGTATTCTAAACGCTGGTCGTCCAACATATAATGTTTTCTCATCCGCAGCATTGCCTGCTGATGGTATGAATGTTGAATACCCAGTTCTAAACACAAACACACTTGCAGTTGCTGAACAGGCTGCTGAAGGTGATACTCTTGCTTACGGTAAGATTACTCTTACATCAGCAACCGCTCCAATCAAGACATACGGTGGTTACACAGATATGTCTCGTCAGGTTGTAGAGCGTTCAAGCATTGCATATGTTGACACTGCATTCCGTGCAATGGTCGCTAAGTATGCTGCACAGACAAACTCTGCTGTTCGTGCAAAGTTAGTTGCAGAAGCAGCAAACTTCAACACATCAGCACTTGGTGCTTGGACTGCAACTGAGATTATTGATTCTCTTGCAGAAGCAGCAACCAAGGTTAACGGAGACACAGGACTTCCATTGGAATTCATCCTCGTATCTTCTGATGTATTTCGCTTAATCGCTAAGACAGTTGACACAATGGATCGTCCAATCTTGTCAAATGTTGGCGCAACAAGCAACACATATGGCTCAATCAACCCAGTAGGTCTAACAGGAAATATCCTTGGTCTACCAGTTGTTGTTGACCCATCACTTGCAAATCTTTCATTCTACGCAGGTAACTCTGCAGCACTCACAACTTACGAGTCTGCTGGTGCACCATTCCGTTTGAATGACGAAGATATCACTGCACTTACAAATTCCTTCTCAGTATACGGATACCTTGGTATCGCTGCTGCTGATCCAAAGGCTCTTTGCGTAATTTCATAATAATAAAGGAGTAATGACATGGACTGGACAGACTTAAAAGCATATGTAGGAGCATCATCTAACGATGACGCCTATGTTGAAGAATGCTGGGACACAGCAAAGGATTTAGTTGCATCTTATATTCAAAGTGCAAAAGTTCCTGTAGGTGTGTTGAAGCGTTCATATCTTGAAGTGGGTTCAGAACTATTCCAGCGTCGTAACGCACCAACAGGAGTGGCTCAGTATGCGACATATGATGGCGCACCACTGAATACCGCAAGGGACCCTCTTGTTGGTGTGTATCCTTTGCTTAACCGTTATATGGTGAGGTTTGCATGAACATTGGGGCAGTAAGAGATGAATTAGAGTCTGCCATTATTCTTGGCGGAATATCTAAAGTCTACAAATATGTACCAGAAAGACCTAATCCACTTTGTGCGATTATGGAACCTGATACAGAATTCATTACAGTATATGAAAATCAATATGATGCAGATTATGCAACTAATTGGAAAGTATTAGTACTTGTTCCATATGCAACTAATGAAACTGAAACAGAAAATCTTGATGACACATTAGATACTCTTATTCCAGCAATGTGGGAATACACAACAGCAAACCGAATGACCGTAGACAAACCATTTATTCAAGATGTAAATGGCGCAAGATTTCTTGCAACGAACATAAGAATTTCAATAGATATTGAAGGAGGAAATTAAAATGGCTCGTATTAAAGGCAAGTCTATAGTTTTTGAAGTCAATGGTACAGAATATGCAGGTGGAGTAAGCAATGTTGTTTTCTCATCAGCAGTAAATACCCTTGGTTTCGGAGATTACGAAGACTCACTTGATTTCACATGCGCTGTTACTGGATTCCAGGACACCGCATCAGCATCATTTCACTCATTCCTGTTTGATAATCCAGGAGTGACAGTAAATCTATCCTACGCACCACACGGAAACACAACACCATCTGTTTCACAACCATGGTTCACAGCCACAGGTTATGCAGAAGTTGTTCCAAACATTGGTGGCGCAGCAGGAGAATATTTCACATTTGATGTGAACTTTATTCTTGATGGTAAGCCAGCAAGAGTAGAATCGTTCTAATTAGGTAGCCATGGCAGAGGTTATATCGTTTTCAGTAGAAGGAGAAGCCCAAGTAAAGGCGGCTCTGGATAAAGTTGAAAAAGATTTAATTGACAGGTCAGAACTTAATAAAGATTTAAGTGACGAACTATCAAGAAAAGCCTCTGCTATGGCTCCTCGCCTTACTGGTGCACTTGCATCATCAGTAAAGGGCAATGCCAGCAATGACAAAGCCCAAATCTTGGCGGGAAGTAATGTAGTACCTTATGCAGGAGTACAAGAATATGGATGGCCTCAAAGAAATATACAGGCACAACCATATTTAAGACCAGCAGTGTTTGACAATATGGATTACATTGTTGAGAAATATAATAAATATATAGAATCAATCGTTAGAAAGTATGATTTAGACTAATTGGAGGCAGTAATGAATAACGATTTAATGTCCATGCTTAAATGGAAAGAATTAGCAGAAGTAGAAGCCTATTTGGATATGCCAATGGATGAATGGCAAAATTCTCCTTCTAAAGCAAAGTTAGCATTCGCTATGCAATATATTATGGCAAAGCGGAATAACCCATCCCTTACAATAGAGGATGCAGAAGCAATGACAATCAACGAGTTGTCTGAAGCATCAGGGGTCAACATGCAGGTCCCAAAAGACGAGGCTTCAGCCTAAGCGTTATGGCTAAGTTCTGTATATCTACTGGATATACGCCAGAACAATTCTGGGAACTTACCTTTGAGGAATATGATGCTTTGGTTGAAGAACTCAACAGGAGGAAGTAGTGGCACAACAGATAGTAATTGATATTGTTGCAGAAACCAAGAAACTTACTCAGGGTCTTGATGACACTAATAAGCAACTTGGTGGTCTTGATAAAAATATAAAGGCTGCTGCAAAATCTGCTGTTGCTCTCGCTTCCGCATTTGTTCTCAAGCAAGGCATCTCATTTCTTAAAGACGGTATAGAAGAAGCAAAAGACGCTGCTGCAGCAATGAGAGCAGCCAACGCTACCTTTGGTGAAGGATCAGAAGCGTTAAAAAAGATTACTAAAGATGCTGAGAAGTTTGGCAAGGAACTCTCAGTTGATAATGATGAATTAATTAAACTTGCAACACAATTAGGTTCAAGATTGCCTAAAGAAATACAAGCCTCATCTGTAGAGTTAGTCAAAATCTTTAAAGATGTAGAAGCATTTACTGGTGGTGCCGTAGCAGCAGAAGCAGCAGGTGGAAAACTTGCTAAAGCATTTGCTGATGGTGAATTAAGTGCTAAAGAATTACAAAAGATATTTCCAAACCTTAATGCATCCATTTATGAACAAGCAGAAGCATTATCTAAGGCTGGAAAGAATCAGGAAGCAGTTAATCTATTACTTACAGAAGGCTCAAAGAAATATGGAGATGCTGCTGCTAAAAATGTTGACGCTACACAAAAATTTAATGTTGCATTAGATAATTTTAAAGAAACACTTGGCACAAAGGTTTTGCCAATATTGGAAAAAGGTATTGATTTTCTTACAAGAATGCTTGATGCATTTGATAAATTACCAGAACCAGTACAGAACTTCTCATTAGGTTTATTAGCATTAGTAGCAATTGGTGGGCCATTACTTTCATTTATTGCAAGCATTCAAAGCGCTTTAGTTACCCTTGGATTAATGCCAGCAGCCACAGGCGCAGCAGCAACAGGTGTAAATCTATTTAGCCTTGCATTAAGAGCCATTCCAATTATTGCAATTATTTCTACTATTGCATTACTTATTGCCAACTGGGATGATGTATCTGCTGCAGCCAAAAAATTATGGGAAGCCGTTAGCAAGTGGTGGGGCGAGATTTATGAAGATATTAAAGATTTTGCAGACAAAGCAATAAAGTGGCTTAAGGAAAATTGGCCATTAATACTTGGAGTATTAACAGGACCATTTGGATTATTTGTTGTTTGGATAAGCAAACATAAAGATGAGATTATTGAAAAGTTTAAAGACCTATGGGAAGGGGTAAAGACTGCTGTATCTGAAAAGGTTACATCAATAATTGATACAGTAAAAAATCTTTGGAATGGTTTAAAAGATTTTATTGTTGATTATTTCTCAGACAAGGCTGATAGTTTCTTAGGAGCCATTAAGACTGGATGGAATGCAGTTAAAGATTTTGTTGGTGAGATTGTTGAATTAATTAAATTAACTGTTGGTATTAAATTCCTTGAAATGTTTACTAAAGTGACTGAAGTAGTAAGTGCAATAAGAACTGGTGTTGTTGAAAAGTTTAGTGAACTTAAAGATAAGGCTATTGAAAAGTTTAATGAACTTAAGTCTGCTGCATCTCGTATATGGGATAGTATTTCTGGTTACATTAGAAGTGTAGCAACAAATATTAAAAATAGACTTGATACTGTTTATCAGGATATGGTTGAAGTCGGTAAGGATATTGCCAACGGTATTATTGATGGATTATTCAGAATATCTGGTGTATTTAGAACTAAACTTGCACAATGGGTAAAAGATAATATTCCTGATTGGATTAAGAAAGTATTGCAGATTTCTTCTCCATCCAAAGTTATGGTTGGTATTGGTACAAATATTGCACAAGGCTTGACACAAGGTTTGACAGGTTCAAATACCGTCCCAATTTCAAGCAGACCAATTCTTACGCCAGCCCCTTCTACATCTAAGGCTCCAGTTAATATTACAATTAATGCTGGTGCAGGAACAGATGCCTATGCACTTGGCAGAACCGTAACAAATGCGGTAAATAAGTTTTCTCGTGTATCGTCTAAGACAGGAAGATATACAGCACTATGAGAGCAGCAGATTTAATTACTCTACAGATATATACAAATAACCAATGGGTTGATTATACTGATGGCTTAATTAATCTTGAGATTATTCGTGGTGTTGAAGAATATACAGGTCCATTATCACAACCAGATGTTGGACAATTAACATTAAAAAGCAGAAACCCAAACCTTGATCCATACAACAATAACAATATTAAATATAATGCCAAGATAAGAGTAGATGCTGGTGGTCAAAGAATATTTACTGGTCGTATTGAAGGTATTGAAGTTGAATATGGTCCAAGAACAGAACCAACAATTGTAACCATCAATGCCTTTGATTTAATTGGCACAATGTATAAACACATTCTTTCTGAAGACTTTATTAATAATTATGAATCATGGTCAACAGTAACATTATTAAATGAATTATCCTCAACTGGCGAGGTGGCAGAATGGCAAAACTATATTATTAATACAGATGGAACTGCTTATGCAGAAGGCCCAATTGAATCAGGCACAACAGTATTTGATGCATTAAATGTTAGGTCAAAAACAGATTTAGGTTTTTATTTTGCTAATGCAAGAAATGAAATTGAATATTATAGAAGAGATAGTGATGACGCACAACATCCATTTAATTCCAGGGCAGAAGAAGTAAACTTTGATTATAATGGCAATGGAGAATCTTATAGGTCAATATCATTAAATGATGGTTTTGAGAAGATAGCAAATGAAATTGTTATCACTGGAGTTGGTCCAACTGATACAGCCACTGTAGTTGTAACAGCAGATGACTCTGTTGATTTATGGGGCAAGTCTTCAGCAGAAGTAACTTTGGCTACAGATGACAATATAAACTTACAGATTATTGGCAATAAAGTTTTAACAGAAATGGCTGAACCAATTCGTGAGATTTATGAAATAACTTGGGATGCCACACTTGATCATGAGGCTGCAAAGAATGTTGACATTATGGATAACATTCATATTAATCATGTTATTAATCAAAATACCAGCATAGATAGAAAGTATGGCGTAATTGGTATTAAACACAACATTAATTATGATGAGTGGATAGTTACCTATGTAGTTAGAAACTATGATTATCAGGCTACTTCTATTCCAAATCCTATTATTTATATTAATCCGCCATCTGGTGGTGCTGAAGTTGATTTTAATTTTAGTTATACTCATCCAAATCCAGAATTAATAACTGGTCAGTCATGGGACTTTGATGATGGCTTTACCTCAAATGCCGCTTCAGCAACCATTAACTATATAACAAATGGAACAAAAACTATTACACTAACAATTAATACTATTTATGGTTATAGCAAAACAACATCTGTAGAATTGGAAGTTGGAATTGCTCCGCCTATTGCAAGTTTTAATTATATTGTTGATGCTAATAATGTTTATACATTTGCATTTACTGGCAGTGGACTTGGAGAGATATATTGGGATTTTGGAGACGGTACATCTTCAACAGAAACAAATCCATCTAAATTCTATATAACTTCAGGAACAAGAACGGTAACTGTTACTGTTACAAATACATTTGGATTTGATAGCGATAGTCAAAGTATTTCAACCCTTGCCACTATAAAAATACCAATTCGTTATGTAAGATTTAGATGGATAGATGGCCTTGCTGAAAACTGGTATACATACAATGATTCTAATCCACAATGGTCAACAAGTTGGGGGCTGGAGCCTTTAAGATATTTTAATCTTAAATTTTATGATACAGGAAATGCTGAATTAGGAACTGGATATACATTAGCAGACTATAAAGATATTAATGGATTCTTTACAACAACACCACATATTCTTGATGAATATAATAGAACTCAGATAACACCATCATCTGAAATTGAAGAAAAATTAAAAGGTGCAAATGGAATTTATCCAGTCAGATGGGATAGCGGAACTTATAGTCAAGCAATATATTCAATTTCAGATTATGATAAACAAGCAAGAATACATACAACTTTTGATTTAGGAACATATTATTATTCATTTAAAGAGCCAAGAATAACACTTGCGACAATAAATAATATTTCTGGATTTGGACAAAATACAAGAATTTTAGTTGATGTAAGTTGGAATAATCAAGACTGGAGATATATTGGTTTTATGTCAACAACTGGTTATGCATCTGGAACAACAAAAATAACTACATTTACTCCAGTTGCTACTGCACCATTTACCTTTACAAATACATCTGCACCATCAGTTGAATATAATTACACACCAATTAGATATATCAAATTATTATTTAATGCACCATCTCCATCAAGTGCAAACTTTTTTATGTTAAGAGATTTTGTTGCATTTGGTGGAAGAGGATTCGCTGACCAACCAGGAGAAATTTATACAAATATATTAGATAACTATTGGGGTCAAGGCGGTATAAATATACAAGATAGAACTGGTGCTGACTACACATTAGATTCTACTAATTCAAGCGGTGTAACATTAATTACAAAAACATATACTACTGGTTTAAATGGAACAATTACTCAATCTTTAATAAATCCAGGAACAAGTGGAATTACTGCATGGAATAATCGTGATTTACCAGCAGGAACTACAGGTAATGTTACTAATGGTTTAACTTGGCAAGAAACAACTGGAGAAAAAACATTTACTATTGATTTTGGTCAAACTATGTATAAACTTACTGGTTTTCGTCTGAATACACAAAGATATTTTGCTAATGGATTTAATGAAACTAATCCAATGGATAATGGGTATACAGTAACTGTATCTCATAGTATTGATAATATTAATTACACAACAATTGGAACATTTACTTTAGATTATACGCAACCAAATGGTAAAATTATTAATACGACCACCCTTATAAGAGTTGCTGGAGATGCTTCGGATCCTCAATCTGAAACTACTGATAAAGATTATTATTTTAGACCAGTTAATTCTCAAACTACCTGGCAACAAGTAAATCATTCTGGTTTGCCAACTGGCACTGTTCCTTAATAGATTTCCTACTCTACTGCCTGTAGGAATGGCAAACCCACCCTTGGTGTCATAGTCTGGGTGGGTTTGTTAATTAATCTTTGATTTCTTCAATAACTGCTTCAATAACCTCAACCTGGGTTTCAGGTTCAGCAATTACTTCTGCTTTCTTAGCCTTAACTTTTGGCTTGGGACGCTTTCTGTCAAAATCCCAGTCTTTCTCATTGTATAGTTTTCCGTTGTAGTAATATTTAGTCATTTCTTCTCCTTATCAGCCAGGATAGAGTAAATGTCATCTACCCGCTTTTCAAGTCTGTTTACCTGATCTTTGAGGCTTGAGCCTCCATTTGGTTTTAACTCATGTAGGAACTTACTTATTAGCCATTTAATTAATGCAACATTTACCCCCAGTATGGATGTAATAGCGGCTGCCAGGGCAGCAATCATTTCAGGACTCAACATACATATATTGTAAACTATATGTAGATTTACCTTGGAGGTCTTATGGACATTATAGATTTACAGCCCCCTACGATAGAGTGGCGGGTATATAGAAATGATTCAGCCCCTATGACTGTTTTATTAGCAGATAGCGATGGCAATGCACTTGATTTAGATGATTGGAATTTTCAGGCTAAAGTTAGAGAATATCCTTTAGATGCTGCAGTTATTACAACAATGGCAATAGTTAAGAATGAAAATATTCTTACACTTGAATTAGATACAACAAACTTGCCAATGATTAGTTATTTTGATATCCAAGGTACCAATTCAGTGAATAATAAAATAAATACTGTCCTTAGAGGACAAATCTTTGTAGAAGAGGATATAACACGATGACTATTTCAACATTATCAACAGGGAAAGTAACAATTGTTTCCCCTTCAGAAATTAAAGTTTTAGCAACAGGATTAGAAGTTGTTGCAGGACCACAAGGTCCAACAGGTCCAACTGGACCACAAGGTGCTACAGGACCACAAGGTGAACAAGGTATCCAAGGAACACAAGGCATTCAAGGTCCACAAGGACCAATTGGTTTAACTGGTGCACAAGGACCAACTGGTGCTACAGGTCCACAAGGTATTCAAGGTTTAACTGGTGCAACTGGTCCTGCTGGTGCAACTGGAGCCACTGGTCCTCAAGGTGTTCAAGGTGAACAAGGCATTCAAGGATTAACAGGACCAACTGGGCCACAAGGTGAACAAGGACCAACAGGAGCACAGGGACCTACTGGTGAAACAGGAGCAACTGGAGCAACTGGTGCGACTGGTGCAACTGGAGCAACAGGTCCACAAGGTGAAACTGGGCCGCAAGGTCCAATGGGTCCGCAAGGTCCACAAGGTATTCAGGGAGAGCAAGGTCCTCAAGGTATACAAGGATTAACAGGTGCAACAGGTGCTACTGGTGCTGCAGGTGCTGATGGAGATAAATATCGCACAACATCTTCTGAAACAAATACAATAATTAATAACGGACCAATTTCATTTGTTTTAAACGATTTAAATGTTGATTACTCAATTGGACAAACAGTAGTTGTTGCACATGATGATGCAAATCATATGCATGGTGAAGTAACTTCTTATAATTCAACAACTGGAGAATTATCATTTGATGTTACATCAAAAGAAGGTTCTGGAACATATTCTTCATGGACTGTAAATCTTTCTGGTGCAGTTGGTATTCAAGGTCCAGCAGGTCCAGCAGGTCCTACAGGAGCCACAGGACCGCAAGGCCCACAAGGAATACAAGGTGAACAAGGTATTCAAGGCATCCAAGGAGAAACAGGACCACAAGGAATTCAGGGAGCCACAGGTGCACAAGGTCCACAGGGCGAAACTGGTCCAATGGGACCTCAAGGGCCTCAAGGTGATGCAGGTCCACAGGGCGCACAAGGCATTCAGGGGTCCACAGGACCGCAAGGACCTCAAGGGGATACTGGTCCTATGGGTCCACAGGGAATACAGGGCGAGACAGGCCCTACAGGCCCTACAGGGGCTACTGGAGCGACAGGCCCACAGGGAGAAACAGGCCCACAAGGACCGCAGGGTATACAAGGAGTTGCAGGTGCAGATGCATCTGTAATTGTTAATACAACAAATGTTAAGTTTAATAATCTCAATGGATTAGATGCTATTACTACTGGTGTAAATAACTACTCCCTTGGATTTAATGCTCTTGATAATGTTACAAATAAAAATGACAATATTGCAATTGGTACTGATGCTCAAAAGAGCAATAATGTTGGTTCAACAATATCAATTGGAACACAAGCAAATGAATTAAATACACAAGATGGAACAATTGCTATTGGTTATCAAGCATTAAAATCTAATACTGGAGCATCAAACCTTGCTATTGGTACAAATGCAATGGCATCAAATACAACTGGTAGCGGAAATGTTGCTCTTGGTGGAAATGCGTTGCAATTTAATACAACTGGTGTAAATAACCAAGGACAAGGATTTAATGCCTTAGCAACTAATACTACAGGAAATGCCAATACTGGTGTTGGTAATGCATCATTGCGTCTTAATCACACTGGTTTATTTAATACTGCATTTGGTGCTGGTACATTAAATGCTAACATTATTGGTTCTGAAAACACTGCAGTAGGTCAAGCAGCATTCTCCACATTGTCATCAACAATTGCGATGTTGGGAACACCAACACCAGGAAGCAATTACACTGATGGAACTTATACAAATATCAATTTAATTGCAACCAATCATAATGATCCTATTGCTAAACCTGCAACAATTGTTGTTTCTGGCGGGGGAGTTACATCAGTAACAATGACTGGAACAACAAGAGGTGTTCGTGTTGGTTCTCTTTTAAGTTTGCAAATATCAACTGCATTAGGTGCAGGAGGCTCAGGATTCACTGTTGAAGTTACAGCAGTTGCTGGCGGTGGAAGTAACAATGTTGCAGTTGGAAGAAATGCTGGACAAGCAGTTACTACTGGTTTTAATAATACATATTTAGGATATTCTGCTGGTCAATTCAATGATAATGGTTCAGGCAATGTATTTATTGGACATGGTGCAGGACAAAATGCTGGTGCACAAAGCAATCAACTATATATTGCTAACAATAGTACATCAACGCCATTAATATTTGGTGATTTTTCTGCAGGGTATGTAAAGATAAATGGTGCATTCCTTATGGATTCATTTACACCTGCATCTTCAACAGCCAATGGTAATGCTGGAAGAATTTCTTGGGACTCAAATTATATTTATATCTGTGTAGCCACAAATACATGGAAGCGGGTTGCAATTAGTTCTTGGTAGTGCTATACTAATATTCCCCCTGTCTCAGGGGTCTACCCACTAATGGGGGTCTACAGGTTTTTTACCTCTTCCTGTAGGCCCTCTTTCTATTTGACAAACAATCCGTTTTGTGTTATGATATTTACCTTGGACAGTTTCGGAGATAATATCAAGGGTTAAACTCCAAGTGCGAGGAAATTATATTTCCAGCATATTTTCCTTACTTATAAGGGTTAGGGTTGTATGCTCGGAAATAGTCTTAGAAAAGAAAGAGGTAGAGAAATGAGAAGTAGTGGAACAAACCACGGTAAAAGATTAACAAAAGCAACAATGTTACATAATGCTAATTTAGGTAATATTATTGTTAGTAATAAAAAACCAGAAGAAATAAAAATCTTTCCAGTTGAAACAAGATTTGTAGAACCAACATTTACTGGCTCAATAAAAAAGGGTAGAAAGCCAAGAAAATCTACAAGAGCATTAGGTACAAATCCAAGAGCCAAAGGAACTAACCCAAACGCTAAAAAGATATAATTAGTAGTGGTATAATAGTATCAATGGGTAATAGAAAAGAGGTCAAAATGACAAAGAAAACCCCTGAAGAAAGAATCCAAGAAGCATTGGATGAAGTTAGAAGACTGGCGGGTATGGATAATGAAAAATAAAACCTGCGTTAAGTGTAATGAGAAACAGCCTATAAATAAATTCTATAAGGCTAAGTCCCAAAAGGATGGCTACGATTATTATTGTAAGCATTGTCGTACAGGAAGTGCTCTAAAAAGCCATAGAGGTGGCAAGAGAAAGCCAGAATGTACTGTTGATGGCTGCAATACCCATAATTATGCTGTTGGGATGTGTAAGATGCATTATGAAAGAAATCGCAGAAATGGTCATCCAGGTTTGGTTAATTATGGCAGAGAATCCTATAATGGACAACCTTATGAAAAGGTTAGGGAATCACATTTAAAGCGTAGATTTCACATTACCACTGAGCAATATGAAGAGATGGCTAAGAATGGGTGCGAAATCTGCGGGAAGAAAGAATTACCCCATAAACAACTACATGTAGATCATGACCACAAATGCTGTGATGTACCAAGATATCCTGATGGCTCAACAAAATATCACAATACCTGTGGACAATGCATTAGAGGTGTTCTATGTGATAAATGCAATGGAAATGTTGGTTTGTATGAGAAAGACAAAATGAGAGAGGACTATCCTGACAGAGATAAGATAATCAATTATGTTGCAAAATACAATTGGCTGATTTCTGATAGAATAGTATCAAATGACAAAAAGCAAGGGAATAGGTAGAGGCAATCATGGCAACCATAAAGCGGGGCCAGGAAGAGGCAAACATGGCAATCAAGGAGGCGGTAATGATAGAGGAACACCTACTTGGTATCTCAAACAGTATAAAACGACTCAAAGACCTGTACCATGCATCAAATGCCGTCAGAATGCTTATTACAATCATAAAGATTTCGGCTTTCTGTGTGCTCCTCACCTTCTTGACTTGGTTAATATAGGTGGGACAGCATTCAATTGGGACGATTATCCAGAGATGTGGGACAGGACAGAGAGATTACTCCAGAGGCCAGCACCTCCATTATCTACTACTGCCCTGAACATGGAGTTGGAACAGACAAAACCTGTGAGGAAGCCAAGGAAATCGGATGGGTAACTACAGTAGCGCAGAATACAAGCGCAATAGAAAGATAGTCCTTGAGGCTGCTCAATGGACATGCCATTACTGTAAGGGTCCTGCTAATGAGGCAGATCACATAATCCCTGTGTCATTTGGCGGGGGACATGAAGTAAGCAATCTATTACCAGCATGTAAACTCTGTAATGGTACAAGACAGAATAAGACATTAGTAAGACTACCTTATTGGAATAGGAAATATACATGACTAATATATGGGATTTGAACTTTAGAGATAAACCAGATTTAGAGGCTTGGGAACAAATGATGCTTGGAGAAAGGGTTTGTATAGAACCTGAGACAAAGATAGAGTTTGTAGACTCAGACTTTGACCTATTCAAGACATGGTTAGAGGGTTTGGGATAAGATGTTAGACCAGGATAAGATGGTTTGTATAGATAAATCTACAGCCTTTCAAACCATTTGTCAAACCAAAAAATATTATCAAACCAGGGTAGGGGGGATATATTCATATAAGGGGGATAGGGGATATATCTCTTATAGGGATAGGGGGTATAGGGGTATCTCTATATACCGCCCCAATTCCCCATCTCAAATACTGAGACGCTCAATGTCTCACATATTAAGACAGGGGGTAGGGGGCGAGGGTATATAAAGAGATACCAAACCATTCCTATTGGTATATATACACCCTATATGCCATATACATACATATGATGGATATAAAGGTTTGAGATTATATGGTTTGAAATAAAATAAATAAATATGGTTTTTTTATTTTTGGTTTGGAAACCCCGTAAGAGTATCTACCAAATATGGAATATATAAACAGTGAAATAGGAGAATATATGAGAACAGGAAATAAACCAGGTCCAAGAGATTTGGTATTAACAGGAAAGCCAAATCCACCATTATCTTTGGATGGAACATTAGAAGATAGCGTTAGAAACAGCCTATCTAAAGCCACATGGCTTGAAGAGGCTGATCAAGGAGCAGCAGTCCAAGCGGTATTATTAGCAAAGACTATGGATGAATTTCCACAACATAGACATAAGATTGCTCCAGTATTAATTGGATTATTATCTAACCTTGGATTGGTTAATAATAGAAAACAAGCAGATATGACACCTGCTGATATGTTGGCTGCTATTGCTAATGGATAGTTGGAAACCAACACACTACACAGAACCTTTATCTCAAGATTTTGTGTCTGATGGGGATAAGATTATTAATATTAGTCAGGCTTTATGGCGTTTGCCTGAAAAGAATGACGAAATATTAGTATTAACGGATTGGCAGAAATGGCTTCTTAGGTCTGTATTAGAAAGATATCCAGATGACTATTATGACCCGTCTAAGGCTGGTAGGCTGCGTTATAAGCAGGTAGTGATATCTATGCCCAGAAAGAACGGAAAGAGCCTTTTAGGGGCCTTATTAGCCCTTTATGGGATGCTTCTGCACGAGCCTGCCCCTGAAGTAATATCAGTTGCAGCATCCTCAGACCAGGCTAAAATCGTCTATAGACGCCTTAAACACCAGGTAGATTCAAGTGAATTATTAGGACATTTCTTTGCAAGAAGTACAGAACATAGAGGACTTTGGACGAAAGATGAAACAGGAATATATAAAGTTATTGCAGCAAAGGCTGCGACTGCTCAAGGTTTACATCCTTCCATGGTTATCTTTGACGAACTTCATGTGGCTAATAGCGATGTGTGGACTGCTATGGCTCTTGGTTCTGCTACCCGCCCAGATGGCATGGTAATTGGAATCACTACCGCAGGTGATGACACATCTGAACTGCTTAAAAATCTTTATGAGAACGGATCCAAGGCTATTGATGGCGTTGAGGATATGGAAAGGTTTGGTTTCTTCTGCTGGGAAGCACCTAAAGGCTGTGCGCTTGACGATGAAGAGGCTGTCCGTATGGCAAACCCTCAATTGGCATCAGGAATCCTAAACTGGGAGTCTGTTAAGAATGAATTAGCCACAATGCCAGAGGCAGATGCCAGACGGTATAGATTAAACCAGTTTGTGTCATCCATGAACGCTTGGCTACCTGTTGGAGCATGGAATCTATGCCCTGAAGGAAGACCTATTAACCCAGAAGTGTTTGCCATTGAAAGAACCTCTGGTTGGGAACATGTATCTATTGTTACAGCGCAACTCATGGAAGATAACAGGGTAGCCACAGAACTGGTAGCGTCTTTCAATAATACAAACATTGATGAGATTATTAAAGCCTGTTTGACATTAGGCAAATACGGCAAACCATTTATTATGGATGTAAATGTATTGGATGATTTGGCTGCTGGTTTAAAGCAAAAAGGTTTGAGGGTAAAAACAACATCTAATAAGGATTTAATCCAAGCCTCAAACAACACATACCGTACAATAATGCGTAAGGAACTAATTCATCCAAGAGATGAGATAGTTTCACTGCAAATACAAAGAGCAGTCCGCAAAAATAGCGGGGAATCATGGAGAATTGCCCGTAAAGATAGTGGAATGGATATTGATGCAGCAGTTGCAACAGTATTGGCTACTTGGTTTGTAGCAACACAACAAAAACCACAGCAAATGGTATTTTAGAAGGAGAACACATGGGATTTGTAGATAAATTCGTAGAAAGATTAGGTTACGCAGT